GGCCTTGGCTTTTGCCTTCGCCTTCTTGTAAAGAGAAGGGTTTGCTACGTTTTTAGGTATGTTATCGGAAGCCATTACACCCCCATCCCCCTTACGTTAATACCTTGCATTATGTCGCGCATGTCTGGAATAAAATCACCAACTCGCCCAGTCATTTGGTTCTGCACCATCGGGTTTGGCTTAGGAACTGTACCTCTGGCGTAATCGCCGGGATCATACTGCGTATAATCTCTTGCGTCAGAACCGGCTCCACCATAAGGGTTAAAGCCTGCGGCTTCGGATGCTGATGGCCCTATCCCGTATGTGGCGCTGCTATAAGCTCCCATCTCAGGTTCTGGAAAATCATACGGATCAGGCTCAGTGACAACGCCTTGCTGACCCTCAGCAGAACCAACCGTGATTGGCGGAGTCGTGGTTGCAGGCGGCTGTTGGCTCGCCATCTGCGCCATCACATCATCAGTAATCTGTTTGCGTAGCGCCTCGGTATCAACCTCGCCGGGTATTTGACCCCTCAACGCCTCAATCTGTTGCTGAACTGGGTCAAGCGCAGACGATATTTCGCTTTGTCGCTGCCCCGCAATGGTTTGCGACAAGCCGCTCAAGTCATCTTGGGTCAAGCCAGAGGATTGCAAAGCGTCAATGCGAGAAGCTAAGTCAGCTCTTTCGGTAGTAGCCGAATCCACCGCCTGTTGAAACTGAGCCGTTTGATCGTTTACCGCCGCAAGCTGTGATTGAATTGACTCTAGTGGCAACGCGCCAAGATTGTCTGCCAGACCCCCTATCTGCTGCTCTAAGCCAGCAATGAGATCGGCTGTCTCGCTTTGTATAGCTTCAGACTGAGCTGCGTTTCCAGACTCTACATCGGTATACAGGCTCTCAAGCTGTTGATTAAGAGAATCTATTTCACCTTGAGTCGCGTCAGCAGCGTTCTTTTGAACCTCATCAAGCTGAGCGTAATTTGCGTCAATCGTGCCTGTTATGTCTGACAAGTCGCCAGACAAAGTGGCAATGCGATCCTGCAAAGATCCAGCGGCAGTTTCTTGTGCTTGACGCACTAATCTGTCGCCCTCTTCTATCTGTTGCGCCAGCGCAGCTCTCTCATCCAAACCAGCTTGGCGTAAATCCAAATTCTCTGCGTCAACGCCTCGACGCATACTTTCTATCTGATCTTCTAGTGTTTTTGTCAGCTCTGACCGCTGACCAAGCGCCGCCTCTTCGGAGGTCGCAAGCTCTTGGCGCAATAAATCTCGCAGGCTGTCAATCTCGGTTTGACGAGCAGCGGTAGCGGCTTCATCAGAGGCTCGCTGCTCTTCCATAATCCGCTCATACTGGCTTGCCAGCATGTCTTCACTGTCGGGCGTAATAGCCTCCAAAGTACGCAGCGTGGGCGCTGCTGGCGCTTCCCTTGGCCCTCTGTCGTATACAGGCTGCTGCATCAAATACTGATCCAGAGCCGAGTATGGCGAAGCTGAGCTTCCGTACTCGTCTAGCGCAGCCTGTAGATCATTGGATTCAGCCATTACATTCCAATCCCGCGCACGTTAATACCTTGCATAACCTGTCTGCGAATCTCTTCCATGTCTGGGCGACCCCTGCCTTTCGTCAGCAAGCTTCTGCCCATCGGCTTGACTCTTCGATCTTGTGGAATCTTATCGGCTAAACCAGCAAACATACGTTTCTCCCTTCTATCCTGCGGGATGCTCCTGCTTAGCTGAGAAAACAAACCTCCACGGGGTCTTCGTCTTTGTTGCATGGGGGGCGCTTCTTGCCTTTGCTCCATTTGCTGTTGAAGCCTTCCAATAATACCGCCCAAGTCACCTCTGCCGCCACGGGGTGCAGGCGTCGGTCTAGGTCGAGCATCACCCATTTGCTTCTGCCTGAGCGCCTCTTGAAGTTGCTGCATCATGTCTGGCATTTGTGGTGGCATCTTGGGTTGTAAGCCGATGGCTTCGTTTTCTATAGCCTTCAGACCTTCTTGACGAATTCTTAGGCGCTCTTCGACTGGCAACGCAGCAAACTCCATAAATCTCATGTTGCCCATGAGCCTTGGGTCTGGCCCTTGCATTTCTATAGGAGAAATTTGTACATCACCCATGCCACGGTTTTGGGTTGGCGGCGGTAAAGGCACTGGCCCACCCTCGAAAATCGGTCTTCGACCCTTGCCCGGCCCTTGACCCAGAATCGGCCCACGGTTTTGGGGTGGCGGCTGTGGTATCTGCTTCATTTGTCCTTGAAGCGCCTCAAGTAAACCGCCGATACCGCCCTGCATCGGATTTTGGGGAGCTGTGGGCTGTGTAAATGAGCCAGTCTGGTCGGGTGAAATGCCTAAATTTTCTAGTGTAAAATTTGCTCGCTTTGCATTTCTTTCGTCCTGCAAATTTTTCATGTACGCATTAAGCTCAGATTCCCTTTGAGGACTCCCAAAAGGCGCGTCAGATGCAAATCCTGACGGGTCAATCGCATAATCACCGTATTCTGGAGAGCCAGAAAGTTGGTCTAATCTTTCTATTTGAGCGTCGGTTAAAAGCTGGCCGTACTTGTCTTCGTACTCCATCGCCAAGCTGTCAATTTTAGAATCACCAGTCTTACGACCAGCGTCGGTCATGAACATTACAGTCATATCAAATCACCAATTTTTGCACGACCAATAAGAAGCTGCGAATACGTCCTTCTTCTTTTGAACCGCATCGCAGTTATGACGAGCACGAAAGTTGCGCCGACGCTCTGGGTTGTCGCGCTTGATCTCCATATTCGGATCACCGTAGCGCACAATCTTTACCTGATCGCCTTTTTTGGCTAGAACCGCAAACTTTTTGTTCTCGCCGGGCGTTCTTTTCTGCTGGTTGTAGCCGGGGAAAGACTCGCCTCGGTAGACGAGCCTGCCCGACTTGGTTCTCTTAACGTCGCTTGTGTCAGCCATTAGCCGTAAGTCTTCAACACTTCAACGATCACGGTATAGGTGTCGCTACTGCTTGCGCCAATCGTCGTAAACTTTACGTCACCCGTCTTTCCGCTTCCCGCATCGTTGGGGATGCCAGAAAAGTCTGAGTAATCGTGAAAGCCATTCGAGTCAGGCGAAAGCCCGATAATCAAAGTGTCTGAAGTGGCGTCGTTGAGCAACTCAACGCCCATGCCGACGCACTGCCACCAAATCTTGGCGACAGCCACTTCTGTGCAAGCTTTTCCTGCGCTGTTCGCAGTCAACGCGCTTACGTCAATCTTTGTTACCGCAGACTCACCGCTACCATCGCTGATATTAGTGAATTTAAGGACGGCTTTGCGCTCGCCGTCCTGAATGGTTTGGCTTGTTACTGCATCTGCCATTGCCTATCTCCTATTTTGTGGATTAAGCGTCAGCGAAAGGCGTAACAATCGTTCCTGAACCAAGCAACATAGTGTTATGAACGAGGTAGCTGGCAGCATCGATTGCCGTTACCTGAATGACACTGCCGACCAAACCGCCTTTGGTTGAGCCGTTCAAAGTCATCACGTCATTTGCTGCGGCTGGGAAGAAAGCTTTCTTGGAACCGTCATCCACAGCAACCATAGCTGCGCCTTTGAACTTGTCAGTGCCATCGGTGAGGATGTCCAAGTCAGTGGCTGCGGTTTCAATGTAGAAAAAGAAAGACGCACCAATGTTGTTGTCTTGGTTAGGCGACGTGGGATCTGTAGGGGTGGTAGAAACAATTGATGGCAAAGTGAACTTGCCGTCTGCGTCGTTGAGCAGAATGATCTTGCCAGCGTGAGCCGCCACGGTCAGCGTGGTGTCTGCGGACAGACTAACGCTGCTATTTACGCCTGCGGTGATAAAGCCGCCCAGCGATCTGACTGGGCCTGAAAATGTTGTCTGTGACATGGTATTACCTCTTACGAAAGGATTCGCCCCAGAGTCTTCGTAACGTCTGCTGAGCCAGTCGCCGGGGCTGGATTTATCTCAGAGCCTCAGTGTATGCCAACGATCTACCAAAAAAAAGTTCATTTATTTGTACTTTTGTGTGTATACATAGTTGCACATGGACACGGGATCTGTATAATTAGGGCCATAACAACGGAGAATAGTGATGGGTAATTTTTGGAACTGGTTGGAAAATCGCATTGACGAGTACGAGCTGGCGCGTCAGCGCGGCGTGAAGGCTTATGACACTCGCATCAAGCGTATGGCGGCGGAATACAACGAGGATTTGGAGCCAGTGTATTCTGAGAAGTCTGGTCGGTTACACGCGCCTTGCGACGGCTACGTCTGGAACTGGTGCGAGGGTGACAGTGAGTTCGAGGGCGAATATCTAGCGGGCCAGTATCTCCCATTCCCGAAAGAGCGCGAAAGCATCACCAGAGGCGGATTCACGGGTAAAACCGAGTTCAAAGTGCCTGTTGATCGCGCCGACAAGTTCATGTCGCAGTGGCAGGAGTTGCCAGCGGCGACCCGCGAGATTGTCTGCATCTATCAGTCTCGGGTTTTCAATGACAAGGGACGATATGGCTTACCGGGCCAGCCAATGCGCTTCCTGACCATCTCTAAATGCCCCGAAGACATCTGTGATGCCATCGAAGAAAAGCTGGTCGGTGATCTGGTCAGGTTGCAGAAGTATGCTCAGGAGCAGCAGGAGTCTGAGCGCGAAAAGCGTGACGCGGATCATAAAGCTGGAGAGGATGCACCAGAGGGGCGCATTGTTATCACTGGCACCGTGTTGGCGTTCAAATGGCAGTCATCGCATTTCGGTGACGTGCTCAAGATGTTAGTACAGGATGATCGAGGGTTTCGGGTTTGGGGTTCAGCTCCCAAGAGCCTTGATGATGCGGAGCGCGAGAGCCGTATCACGTTCACCGCCACAGTCACAGCGTCAGACAAAGACGCCAAGTTTGGGTTTTTCAAACGCCCCACCAAGGCGGAAATATTAGAGGAGGCCGCGTAAGCGGCACAAAAAAAGGGGGCTTACGCCCCCTTTCTTTTGCTTGGTATCTACGCGCCTTGTGAGCCGTAGATGCCGCGCCAGTCACTAAAGCCGAAGCTGTAACGCTCACGAGCCTTGTAACGGATGTTGCCAGTCGTAAAGTCTGGCTCCATCGTGGTTTCCATCGCAGTACGCTGGAACATCTTCAAGCCTTCGCCAGAGTCAGTGACACTAGTCAGCAGGAAGAACGCATCAGGGTCAGTCAGGTAATGATTGACCGTGTAGCCGCCGGGCAATACACCCGTGTTGCGTACAGCGTTGATGTCGTTATCGGCAGTACCAGAACGCAAAGTTGAGTTCAGGATACGGTCAGCAACAAACGTCAACTGAGGCGGAACAACCAGCTTGGTGGCTTGAACGGAGATCGTTAGACCTTTGTCATCGGTAAATGTGCTGATATCAATCAACGCATCTTCCAAAGACGTTTCGTTCAAGTCAGCCATTGAGGTAGCACGGTTTGCAGCAGTGCCGCCACCCGCTAGAGGGTGTGCCGTGTTTATCAATGTTACTCCGTCACCGCCAGTGAAGTTGGTATCAAACGCATTGTTCAATACGTCAGCGCCTTTCACTTCTTTGGTGTTAGCCATAGATCGGGCCAAAGCCTTCACATATCGCTTGCCCAGTGAGTCGTAAAGGTTGTCCTCTACGGCTTCGTCGGTCAAAGCGAAAGCCAACGCAACGGTGTCGTGCGTGTAACGAGCGGTATAAGACTCAGAGGCGTTGTCAAATTGTACGCCTTGGCCTTCAGTTTTGGTCGGTGCTCCACCGAAACCAGTGATCAAAACCTCTTCTTCAAAGGCTCGTTGTGAGTCTTCGATAGCAAAGATTTCTTCGTACTCGCGGTCATATGAGTCATAGCTCATGCCGAAAAGCGAGTTCAGACCCGGCTCTAGCTCTTTAGCTAGTTGTGCTCTTGAAATAGCCATTGTCTAGCCTCCTATTAAGCTAAGCCAGCGCCTTTAACGCCGAAGATTGAGTTTTGAATAACCACAAGCACGTTAGTGTTTGCAGCCCCTGTGTCCGAGTTATTCGGATCTTGCGAGATGTCAATCGCTTTGATTGGCAAGGTCGTGTTGGTCGCACCAGTGGTTACGTCCAGCTCGGCACCAGAAATGCCAGTCAAAGTGCTACCTGCGCTGGTGTAGACAATATCAAAGTTGCCGAATAAATCGGTAACTGGGAACGTGTCATCAGCCTGCACTTCGTAAACAACATCTGGGTCATCAATAATGAAAGCGATGATGTCTGAAGCGTTAGTGCTTGCGGGG